GTTGATAAGGTACATCACGTTTGGGAAATATTAAAATCAACATTAGATTTTGAAAAAGACGAAGCACGTAAAGCAAGAGAAAGAGCTGGTGATCCAGAAGGTGGACTTGGTAAGCGTGGTCTAGGTAATTTTGATCCTGGTGGTTTAGAAAAAGCAACCGAAGAAGCTGCTGGTGGTTGGGGACAAAGACTTATGGATATGGCAATGGGTGCTGGTGCTACTTTATTTTCAATGGCAGGATTAACTAGAATTGCAAGTCTTATATTTAAATCGGGTTTAATTTTATTGTTAGCAGGATTTGTTGGTGACGCCATAGTTAACCATTTTGAAATTGAAAGTGAATCAGCAAAAACAGCATTAAAATTTGGATTACCTGCTGTAGCAGCATTAATGCCATTGTTGTGGCCAATGCTTGGAATTAAAGGACTATTAATGATAGCGATACCTGCTATTATTGGTATGGGATTCGCTTCAGTTATATCTTGGTTAAAAGGTGATAAGACTATGGATGAAGTGAGTGGATTTGATTGGGGTTCTGTTGCATTGACAGGTCCAGCAGTAATGTTATTAGGTAAATATGCAGGACTACTTGGTGCAAAAGGATTAACTTTAGGAGGACTTGCAATAGGTTGGCCAGTATTACTTGCAGGTTCATTAGCAATAGCTCTTGCCGCTGGTATTGGTTATTTGTTTTCTAAAGTAGCTGAAACTGAAAGAGAAACTTTAGACCATTTAAGTGAAATGACAGATTTATCGCAAAATGAATTTGAAAGAAGATTAGATGAACAAAAAGCAGGTTTCCTTGCTTCAATATCGCCTGGATTAGCAAAAACATTTGGTATGGAAACTACACAACTAGCTGACGCATATATGGCAACAAAAGCTGCTAAAAAAATAGTAAACACAAAAGATGGAAAACTTTCAGAACAACAGGTAACAGATTTAACTGCTAGTGTAGATATGTTTGCTAAAATGGATGAACAAACATTAAGAGCAGTACTTGATGATAAAGATAATGCAGATGATTTGATGAAAAGTATCCATAATATGTATCAAGTAGCACAATCAGGACAATTAGGAGATAATTCAGCAAAAGTAATTAAACAATTAGCAGCATTATCACAAAATATTCAACAAGTTGCTGGAGATATGTACAAAAAAAAAGAGGATGCAGGTGAGACCTCTTGGGGTAAAGAAAATTATTTAAAAATGATTGCTTCTGATAGCACTAAAAATGCTGATGGTGGAGATGTGTTTGAAAGATATGCCAACTTAATCGCTAATCCAAAATATCAAAAATTTGTTCAAGAAAAAGAAGCTATAGAAAATGATCCTAGATATCAAGAATTAAAAAGTATGGATTCTGATAAAATGGATAGAAATGATAGAATGGAGATGAATGAATTTAATAATAAATTGGCAAAAGTAAATAAATCAATGCATTATATGGATAGAGCTGGAATGGGTAGTATGGGTCAGATAAAAATGATAGATATGTTAAAATTATTAACACCTGAAGAACAAGCACAATTATTAGAACAAGCACTATCAGATAAAAAAGTATTATTAATGGCAGCTAAAAAACTTGAAAAAGATGAAAAACATTTTGCTCCTGTTTCTAACTTTACTAAAGTTGATGGCTCTCCACAAATTATAACTAAAAGCTCAGCTGCTATTTCAGCGTCAGCTATCTATGAAGTTGATGGTGCATTGCAAAGAGCATTAACTGATTAATGATAACAATATTAGATAACGCATATAAAAGATTAAAAGAATTAAAAGCAAAACACAATAAGAAATTTGTTAGACTTGATGTAAAGGGTGGTGGTTGTGCTGGTTTTAATTATGAGTGGTCATTTTCAAATGAAGAACAAAGAAATGACGCTGTAATAGATGATATGTTATTAGTGAGTAGAGATTATGAACCATATCTTATGGGTATGGAATTAGATTATACTTATGATGACTTTGAGTCTGCCTTTGTATTTAATAATCCAAAAGCTACATCTTCTTGTGGATGTGGAACTAGTTTTTCTATTTAAATCCTAATTCTTTTTCAGTAATCAATTTAAATTCCATACTATTATTTAAACAGTATGCCTTGGCTGCTGACCACTTTGCTTTATTCTTAATGAACTCAAAAGACTCACGCATATAAGATTTAGTTTTTAATTTAGGTTTTTTAGGTTTAACACATTGTCTTGATGGTTTAATTTCAATCATATACTTTTTATCGTTAGTTGTTTTGATAACAAAGTCTGGAAAGTATCTATGAAATTTCTTATCTAATGGATTATAGTATCTGACAGGTAATTCTTCACTTGCCCAAACTAATATGTCAGGATTTAGGTCGCAATAACGCATAAACCTACGCTCTAATAGTGACCTATACACTATCATATTTGGGTTGCCTATATACTTTCTAGGGTATGTTGGTCTGTATATTCCTTTGTAACTCTTCTTCATAAACTACCTATAAATCATATAAATATAATAGTATTTATAAAAAGGATTAATAAACATATGTACGGTTACGGATCATCACAAAAGCACTATAGAACTATGAAGGTTAAGAACTTTATGAAGAATGCTGTAAAAGGTGTTAAGAGTTTTATAGTTAATAAGGCGGTTGGTAATATCAATCCATCATCACTTGTTTCTAGTTTTGTTTCAGGTAAAACTGTAAATTTAGGTAATACTTCAGGCATTAATAAAATGCTGAATAAATCACCATTTGAAATTAAAGCAGATAGAAAAAGTTGGAAAGATGATCCTTTAGGTTTTAAACATCTACAATATCCATCAGATTTAACTGGTCAAGAACTAGGTAATTGGATACTATTCTTTACAATAACATCAAACATTGGTAAGAACCCAGCAGAAAATCCAGATTTAGAAATAGCAAGAAATATGGGATTAAGTCCAGGTATGAATGATGTAGACCCTATGAGTACGACTCAAACTTCAACCGATATAGATAATATAAGAGCAATGTATAAAAAAAGAGGCATTACTATACCTAGAGTTAATAAAACAAATACTGTATTACGTGATGTTCCAAGTAAAGATATGGTATCTGGTGCAATTGCTTTATATATGCCACCAGATGTTAAAGTTAGTTATGGTGCAGGTTGGGGAGAGGAAGATATGGGTATTTCTGGAGATATAGCAGAAGCATATAAATCTATAAAAGATAAAGACCTTGGTTTTATGGATGCAGTTATAGAAGCACGTCAACACGGTACAGGTATAGCAGTAGAGAAAACAAAACAATTTGTAAGTGCTATAACATCAGGTGCAGGTCTAGGAGATTGGGCTAAATTAATGGGTAAGGGTATGGGATTGGCAATTAACAATCACGCTGAAATGTTATACGAAGGTCCTGGCTTTAGAGAATTCACTTATGATTTTAGGTTCTGGCCGAGAAATCCAGATGAAACTAAAAAAGTATTAGATATAATTACAATGTTTAAATATCATATGCACCCAGGTAAGAATAAAAATGCTTGGCATAAAGGTCGTATGTTTGATTATCCTTCAGAATTTGAAATACACTATTTAAATAATAGTGGAATTAATACTAGTTTAAATAAAATATCAAGATGTGCTTTATCAAAATGTGATGTGAGTTATGTACCATCTGAATCTAGTAATTTCAAAACATTTGAAGACCACACACCAGTTACATATGGCGTTTCTTTAACATTTAAAGAATTAGAATATATGACTAAAGATAAAATTAAAGAAGGATTTTAATGGCTAGATATTTTGAACAGTTTCCGTTAATGTTATACGACATCAAGGCAAATGGATATCACAAATTGGTGCCTGATATATTTCGTAGAATAAAAACAAAAGAAAAAATTAAAAATAATTTAACTTTATTAGATGTGTATGATGTTGAAGATGGTGAAAAACCAGAACACGTAGCATATAAAATATATGGTGAAACAGATTTATTTTGGGTTGTATGTATGATAAACAATATTGAAAATATATATTACGATTGGCCGTTATCTAATTTACAATTTGAAAGTTATATGAAAGACAAATACGACAATCCAGAAGCAGTACATCATTATGAAAGAATACAATCAAGTGGACCTAAAATAGGTGATGGACCTGATGATTATTCTCATATGATAGGATGCAATTCAACAGACGCAGGCGCAGGTCCTGTTACTAATTTTGAATATGAAAGAAGATTACAAGATAATAAAAGACAAGTAAAAATAATTAGTCCAGATTATCTTGATATATTTTTAAACGAATTTAGCGCATTGATTAGAAAATGATATGGTACAAAGTAAAGACAGACTTACAAAAGCAGGCGATTACAATTTAGAAACCGCCGAAATATTATCTTATAAGATATCAGGTGGAGCACCTGGTCAACAACAACCTTATAGGGTTGATATTCAAAATATCATAATTGCTATAGAACTTCAAGAAGGTATATTTAATCATACAATGGTTGGTAGAATACAAGTGTATGATACTAAAGATGTACGTACCTTATTACCTATTGTTGGTTTAGAAAGATTAAATTTAAAATTTAGTACACCTGGTCAATCAGGTATTAACGCAACTGCCAACGAAGGTCACCCATTTCACATATACAAAATTGAGAGTGTAGCACCTGATGTAAAAACAGTTGGTTCAGGTAGTCAAGCATATGACATATTCTTTTGTTCAAGAGAATCTTATTTTAATAATTTACGAAAAGTTAGTAAGGCATATGAAGGTCCTGTTGAAATAGGTGTTGAAGATATATTTGTAAATAAAAAATATCTCAATGCAAGAAAAGATTTATATGTAGAACCTACAAAATATTTAACTAAAATGGTTATGCCAAACGTAAGACCATTTAAGGCAATTGATATGTTGGCGAAGAAGGCAGTATCAAAGAAATATCAAAATGGTGGATATCTATTCTATGAAACAAAAGAAGGATATCAATTTAGAAGTATTGAATCATTATTAGCAGTAGGTGGTGCAATAGCAAGACCTGCCAAATGGGCATATAGATATCAACAACAAAATGTTAGACATCATAGTGGTGTAAAAGATATTGTTGAAGATATGCACGGTGTATTATCTTGGAATTTAGTTAAACCAGTTAACACATTAAATCATATTGAAAAGGGTGGATATGCAAGTAAATTAATTGAACACGATATGTTTAATAAAACTATTACAGAAACAGCATATGATTATGCAAAAGATTTTGGTAATCATTTTCATACTGAACATAGTGATGGAGGTAAAACTACTGTTAAGACACCATTACCTAAAACAAAATTTGAAGATACAAATATGTCCTTTAGTGAAGAGTATGACCAAAAGATAATGTTAAAATCTAGTACTGATTACATACACGAAATGACAGATTCAAATAATGCTGTTATTGCAGACGCATTAGCAGGTGGCATACCAGTACCTTTACCACACGTGAGTGCAAAAAATACAACACAAAAGGCATTATCACAAAGACAGTTATTAACAAGTGGATTATTAGAACTAAAAGTACCTGGCAATTCATTAATACAAGCAGGGGATATTATTACGTTTGATATGCCTATTATGGAGCCAACAGGACATAATAAAACAATACAATCTAGTCCATATTGGTCAGGCAGATATTTAGTATATGATATGAAACATATTATTAATAGAGCAGATGATGTATACCATATGGTGTTGAAGTGTGTTAAAGATAATGTGGCAAAACCATATGTTGCTGAGCATAATAGTTGGACTCATTATGGTAAGGGTGGAAGAAAAACACACAACCTATACGAAGTAGATAACGAATTACTAGGTAGAATTAGAACATCTGGAGTATTAGATGGAGAGAAATTACCGAATAGAGGACATCACTCATAATATGATAACAACTGAAAGAATCTCGGAGAATCGCAAAATTTTTGGGTTCGCTAACGCTAGACGTGTATGGCAACCATTACAGCAGGCATTTATAGAGAATACGACAGGTTAATCACAATGAATATAAGAACAAACTACGAACAAATACGAGCATTGCCTATTGACACCGTGAGTGGAATAGTGTATAACGCAGTTTTACTATGTAATAACGCAGATGAACTGAGCAATCCACATCAAGGTCGCCAGGCACACTATGGTATGAGTGCGAAGCCATCCAGGTGTCCGACAGTAATGTTGTTTCGGAATATGTTATTAGGTATATTTCTACCTTTTACATATCTTACGCAAAGGGTCGCAAGAGGTACGCAAACCCGCCTGCGTAAAGATAATATTACACGCTATCCTCACACGAAGGTGCGTAAAGGTATTCTAAATAGTCTTGAAATGCGTAAGTCGTGTTCTTTAAAAGAAAAACAATATGGGAAAAAACTAAATGGCTGACACTAATTTTTTAGGGTTTAATAACTTTGTCTGGTTCACTGGCGTTGTTGAAGACAGAATGGATACGTTGTACTTGGGAAGAGTGCGAGTGCGTTGCGTGGGCATACATACACACGACAAAGAAGTTTTGCCAACAAAAGACTTGCCTTGGGCGCAAGTGATAATGCCAGTTACATCACCAGGCATTTCAGGAATAGGTCAGTCGCCAAGTTTTCTAGTTGAAGGCAGTTGGGTCTTTGGATATTTTAGAGATGGCGAACAATGTCAAGAACCTTGCGTAATAGGTTCTATACCTGGCGTGCCTTTAGAAAAGCCAACTGGTGAATTTGGATTTGCAGACCCAAAAGGAATTTATCCATTGCAAACTGAAATAAGTGATGTGAATATGTTGGCGACTAATACTGGTGAACATTGGAGTATTACGGCAAGAAATAATGCTGTCGCAACAGGTATCGCAACGGCTGACTTTAATGCGACAACGAATGCAAGAGGAGGTGTTATAAGTGGTAGTGATGGTACGATTTGGAATCAACCTGCGCCAGCTTACGCAGCCGTTTATCCATACAATCACGTATATGAAAGTGAACGTGGACATATTTTTGAAATAGATGATACAGAAGGCGCCGAAAGAATTTATCAATCACACGTAACAGGCACATCATATGAAATAGATAAGGACGGTAATATTGTTTATCTTAATGTTGGTGACAAATACGAAATTACTTCAGGCAAAGAATGTCACGCCATTACAGGCAATAGTGACATTAC